GTTGGACGTGTATAGCCGAAGGATGAGGTTCTCCGGGGCTGCGCGGTTTACCAAATACTGAAGCGCGTCGCCCTCGCCGTTATTGGGAAAAAGTAGAGCCATTGGTTAAAGTTCCTCGATGCCGATCATCTCTCCGCGAGCGTCGCGCTTGATCTTCATGCTGCGCCGTTTCTGTTCCGGCCCCCGTGCGTCGATGTTGAAATGCATCGGTTGCGCTTCGACCTGTTGCGCTTCGTTTCCGCCGCCGCTGAACCCGCCTTGCTGCACGTTCGGATCAGGGACGACCGCAGGCTGGATCGGGTTGTTGTCCGTCTTCTCCAGAAGCGAGATTGCAAGCTCGATTGAGATGCCGTGTTTCTTTGAGATGCGCGTTGCGCGCTGCATCAGGTCGTCGGCCTCCAGTTCGTTCTGTGCCCGCGTATCTCGCCAGTAGTTGCCCCGCTCTGCAGTGGATTGTGAAAGCGTCTTCTGTCCGGCGCGTCGCTCTTGCAGGTCTACGTCGGAGTTGTATTTCGCGTCCGCCGTGAGCTTGGCCGGACCTTGATACGTCCACTTGTACCACTCCGCATTAAACGGGAAATAAACCGTCTTCTTGTCGGTGCGAGCAGGGTTGTCCATCACGCTCGCGATGCGGTAGCCATCGATCCGAGACTGCGCCGGCTTGACGATTTCTTCGCGGAGGCAATCCAGCTTGCGATTGAGACGATCCACCACCACACGCATCGGAGCCCCGCCGATCTTCGTCGGGTTGAATCCGTAATCAAAGCTCCACCCGATGCCGTGCAACGCCTCGCGAATCACGTCGTCATGGAACTGCGCCTGATTCGCTGACGGGTTATCGTTTCGGAACGCTTCCAGCTTCGAGCCGCTGCCGGCGCGGTGGTAACGGATGGAAACTCCGTCGATATTCTCGCTGGCCGTAGTCGAGACTGCCGTTGCCGGCGTGGTTGAACTAGTGGACGTCGGACCGAAGTTCGACGAGGTGCGAGTCAAAAGTTTCTTCGATTGATCCGCTTCGCCCGCCTCGTTCGTCTCGATAAGCCCAATGGACGCGCCGAGCTTCTGAGAGATGAGATGAAACCGCCGAGCGTCTGACACGTCCTGCCAGTCGAAGACTGATGCGCCCAGCGTGGAGACGCCACGGACCTGATCCGGGGTCTCGACAAAGTAACTCAGGAACATGTCGCGAGCATCGACATCCTGAAACGTCTGCGACCAGTCGCCGTCGCTGAGAACGCGATAAGCCATCACGCGCCCTTGGTCGTTGAGAATACACCCGTCGATAATGCGCGCTCCGTCCCACGGCCCGCCCTTCACCAAGGATTCGCCAAACCCCGAGCCGATGCGGTGAGATGGGAAGACCTGGATCATCGGGTAGCCCTCCTCGTTCTTCACGAGCGCGGTTGCCATGTCGCCGTCAATCAGGACCCCGCGAACCAAGTTCTTCCGGTAGGTGGACATCGAGAACGGCCAGCCGCGCACGTCGCATATCTTGTCGTGCTCATAAAGCCAGTTCTCCACGACTGCGCCCCACTCCTGATCAGCTCCCTCAAACTGCGGGATGTAGGATTGCACGGCGAGATCGACCATCTCGTTGATCGTGCCGCGAACGGTGGAAACGTTCCAGTAAAGCCAGCGACCCAAGCTCAGAAGAGTGCGCCGGCCTGTCGGTGAAATGGTGCGGTGCGTGTCCTTGTCGAGCCGATCCACGTTCCTGCGGTCGGATGTCTGGACTGCCCCGCGCACGAGCGTGTCGTTGGCGCCAGAGCCGAGCGCCCACTTTTTCTCAAGGAAGGTAAGGGGAGCGACAGACATGATCGATCAGGGTTTGCCCGCGCCGACCTGCTCGGAACTCAACTTGTTATCCCTCGCCGACATGCCGATCAGCACAATGCCGACGCCTTCAACGAGCGGGGCGTAAGCTGCCGTTTTCGGGTTGTCGCGAAGCACGATGCCGATTGCCGCGAGAATGCCGCCGAGAGATGTTTTCCAAGATTTCATTTATTTCTTTTTTTTAGGATGGAATGAAGAGTCGCCAAACCAACCGCGATGCCGACCGAAAGAGAGAGGATTTGCAGCGCGGCCAGCGTGCTCTGGACGCTGATCGCCAGACCGAGGAACGGCGTGACCGTTCCGGTTATCCCTTTGCAAAGTAAAATACCGAGCCCTATGTCGTTGTTCGCGGAATTCATTTAGGAAAAAGTCGGCCTTGTCTGGGTAATCGGAATGAAGGTTTCTGGAGGGTAGGTTACAGGATCTTTGATGGAGAGCGCCTGTCCGATGTCCTGCATACGAACGGACGGGGGAAGGGACATCCACTGAAGTTTCTTCGCGGAGGAATCGCCCATCTGCCATTCGACAACGCTCTTGCCGCCGACGTGCTCGCGAAGCACGGACGCCATCTGAGCTTCTAGCTCTTCAACGGAAAAGAATTTCGCAAGATAGTTTGACGCTGCGCCCATGCGACAACGGGGGCGGAGTCAAGACAGCGTTTGCCCATTCCTCCACTCGCTCGAAATTGAATTCGTCCCGCCGCGAGAGTCCGCTGTTTACCGTCTGTTTCACCGGCCAGGGGCGAACCCGATGTGCTCTCTCGCGCTTCGCCGCCATTAGCCACGCGGCTCTGCTCGTTCGCGGAGTCTAAGGCATGGAGGCTATCGGCCAGCACAGGCACGGGACGAAATTTGTGCGGTCTTTCCCGCAGTCACGACCTTTGAGCGGAACGGTTGCGACCCGAAACGCTGGCTGCCGTTACCAGTGGCCGACAGTATTCCGCAGAATACGCGGCGTCAAACTATTTCGCGGGCTTGTTGTAGTGATAGAAGAACGAGCGTTTCATTTTGATCACCCCTCCAAACCCGGCAACTCATCCGGCAGAATGTTGAGCAGCGTCGCGGCGAGCACTTGCATCTTCGCGCAGTCGCGAGCGTGGTTGTTTCCGCTGGGACAAAACCAAATGAACCGCTCTTTCTTGAGCGCCCCAGACACCACGCGCTTGCGATACTCTCCAGCCATCTGTTTCCCGTATTCGACCTCCAGCGAATCGGGCTGAGGACAGATCGGCTCTTCCCACAGCTCGCGGTCAATCAGCCCCTGGAGCCGGTCGGAATAGGTCGAGCTGCAAAAGTCGATGCGTTGCACTTCACGGAAGCCTTGAGAGGCTGTGCCCATCTCGGGGTCGCACAAGACGGGAGCGGAGTAGGAGCGTTGGATTCGCCCGCGCTTGGTTTGGTGCGTGAAGAATCGAGGCTGCCCGTTCTCCACGGCGTAGCCTTTCAGCGGCGTCCAGTTGTAGCGCAGGCAAATCGCATACACGCCATTGTCACCCTTCGGTCGATAGCCAGAATCGATCAGCGTCCGCGCCGGCTCGACCTTGAACTTCTCTCTGATGCCTTCGAGTTCTGGAGCGCCGAACGCCTTGCCGAATCCCAAGCGCCGAGACACGCCTGCCTCGCTCCATGCCCGCACCGTCCACCAGTAAACGTCTTCCGCCTGCCGGTCGATGGTCATGATCCGCCCCGCCTCTTCCGGCCACTCTGAGTTTATTTCGTAAGACTGCTTTACGTGCGAGGTGAGTTCCTCGATCAGAGAGTTCTCCGACTTCATTTCCGCCGTTCGCTTTTGAAAGAATTGAATCAGCGGCGTCGAGTTCCCGAGCCGCATCGCGTTCACGGCTTGCAGGTAAAGGTCAACGAGCGCATCCCAAGGGTAGTCGATGATCGATGTCCAATGGAACGTGCGACGCTTGCGGCTCTTGTCCGTGACTTCCACCGCGTAACGTCCGCCCCTGTTCCATTCGCTCTTGGTCCTCGGCGTGTCGAGATGCGGATGCCCGCAGTGTTCGCACTCGAAGCGCACGGACGCCAAGACTTTCGGAATGTCCCACAACCCGCTATCCGTTTTATGCTTGTCCCATGTCATGCCCCACCGAGATCCGTCTGGTCGTTTGAGCGTCCAGCGTTTCGGCTGCATGTATTTGCCGCACGCGAGGCATTGAACTTCCCATTCGTGCGCGATGCCCCGCTCACACTGGTTCGCCCACTCGCTGCCCACCTCGCCGCCTTGAGACAAGACCAAGAGCTTGTCCGTCCCCATCTTCACGTAATCGCCCAAGCGCCCGCGCAGTTCCTCCATGCGCCCATCTTTGTAGAGCCAAGCTTCATCGGCGATCATGATCTGATAACCGCGAGACTGAAGCTGCGAGATGGACGGCCCTGAGACGTGAAGCGGCATCGCCGGGAAGATGATTTCCTGAGCGCGGTTCTTGTGACGGTCGCCCGGCAGGAGATGAGACAACCATGAGTTCGCTTCGATGATCGGCCAGGTTCTCAATTCTGCCTGATCCTTCGCCGCCTTGTCATCTTGGAAAACCCACCTCGTCGGCCCCGGCGTCCTCCCGATCACCGAGCACAGGAAGACGTCGGCAATCAGCGTCTTGCCTCCGCGCACTGGTGCGAGCACGTTCACCTCGCGGCAGTGGTCATCATCCAACGCATCGAGTGGCCCGATGAGGTGCCGAGAAATGGAAGCGTCGAACGGTCCGGTCTTGGTGAGCGGTGGAACGAGGCGCACGTTTTCGCGGGACCATTCCGCCGTTGCTCGACGGTCGCGGGACGAGATTGACGAAGACCAGTGATCGGAGATGCGGATCATTTCCACTCTTCTTTCAACCCCTGAAACTCCACTCGGATTTGATCGCCGAGGCGCTTGCCGTAGATTCTCGATTGAGGGACATCGAGTCCAGCAACGGCGGCTGGATATTCGTTGGACAGTTTTTGTTCGAGTATCTGGTCCACGCGGGCTAGAACGCGAGAGACGCAGGCTTTGACGGAATCGACGAGGATGAGCTTGCGCTCCTTGTAGTCGTTCGCGATCTTCAGCTTGCGATGTTCCTCCGACAGCTTCGCCTGCTTGATGTCGTTATCGTTTAGCCCGCGATAATAAACGAAAAGCCCCTTGATGGTCGGCGCGAGCTTGTATTGCCCGCGTGTCGGGGAGGGGAAATATCCGAGCTTCGCAATCTGGCGATGACGGCGATCCGTCAGGCCGGTCAGAGCTTCGAGCTTTTCAGAGGAGATGGTTTGTTCTTCAGCCATTGGGTTTGGTGTCTTTTATGCGGTTTGGTTCCACTCGATCTGAAAAAGCTCCGGTCGGTAAAGGCGCGGAGCCCCGTCGCAGGCGGGCTCCCACGTGGCAAGCGTATGGTCCTGCGGAGTCCGCTGCTCCTTCCCCGCCTCGGCAGCGCAAAGAACCTCCCGCATAAGCTCAAGCCCAAGTGGGGCAAGATCACGCTTCCACAGCTCTGCCGCGTCGTCTTCCGGCCTTACGAACACGTGGCGCTGCGCGGCAATGTCCCCGCCGTCCACGGTTTCATTCAGCCAGTATATCGTTCCGCCAGTTACTCGCTCTCTCAGCTTAACGGCCCACCGAACCGCGTCGCGCCCCCGGTGAAGCGGCAGAAGGCTTGGGTGGTAGCCTATGGCCCCGAGTCGGGAACGGTTGCGAACCGGGCGGCTAACAAAGTCGTGGCTGTGTGCGGTGATAATCAGATCAACCCCTTCCGGCACCACAGCCGCTTTCAGCGCGCCGGAAGGGATGATCGTAACGCCCTCAACCGAGGCGGCAAAGTGCAGCTTGTCCTCGTCGCGTGTTCCGATCTTTGTGGCCGGCGCACAAACGGCAACGACCTCGTGCCCGAGACCGAGCGCGAGCTTGAACACGTCCGCGCCAAACCGTTTTTGTCCAGCGAGCAAAACCCTCATGCGACAACGGCGCGTTCGCCAGTATATTTGAATCCCTGCACGGCGCGGAAGTGCCCCCCGTAGCCAATGCCCTGCCCCCCAATCGACTTGCGAATACTTGCCCCGCTCTTCTTTTTATTGACACCAAGCATTGCCTGCGAGCACTGAACCCACTTCTTATCGCGGCGGATGGCCTCACACAAGCCGGGGTGTGATGTGTGGAAATAAACGGCCCGAACCCGGCTCCCCCATTTAGATTTACCGCTAACCTGTAGTTGACATACCGCGTTCAGGAAACGCATCCCAACGCCTGCACCTTGCCACTCGGGCATCACGACCAGCCTGCACGCCCGCATTCCGTCCGACTGCAACCACGGAGACGCGGCAACATGGCAGACCGGCTCCCCGTCCACCGTGCCCACGTAGTAAGTCGCCGCCACCATGCGCGGCAGTTTCAAATAATGATGCGGCTCAAACATTGACCAGTAACTCCCGTTCGTCTGCCAAATTTTGAGCTCGAATTTTGGGCGTCGCCAAAGACCCCTTCCCGAATATTGACCCGTTGCGGTGTCAAATATCCAATCGGGCTCAACCCAGTCGATGATGTCGTAGTGGCACGAAAGCAAAACGCACTTGCCGGCGGTG